TTGCAATAATCTATTAGTTCTTGTCTTGTAGATGGTTGAGCCATTATAATCTACCTTTATAGAGGTATTTATGATTTATTTGCTAAGTTGAGTAATAAATTTTTTATTTCCAAAAGATCATTTTTTATGGATTCAACTTCATTTTCAAGTTTTTCCATTTTAATTTGTTCATTTTGGGTCTTTTGTATATGTTTTAAATGTTGTTGATATGCAGTATTATCAGTGTTTATAATCGCACCAGAGTTTTTATCTCTATAAAGATTTGGTCTTCCTTCAACAGGTATCAAATTATTCATTTTATGCCAATGCAATTGCTCTAAGTTCTTTTATTAATGGAACTCTTGATTGATCTGTTCCATTCATAATGATTTTAATTGCAAATCCATCAAATCTTGGTAAATTATCTATACTGTATTCATAATCTTTAAAATCACCAAGAGTTGAACTTGATTCTATATTTTGATCAGGATTTCCATTATTTTGAGTTGGATCAATAATTTGACCACTAGAATCTATATTTTCATATCCTGGGAAAAATTCATAAGCACTATTGAAATCATCAGAGTCCTTTCTAATCAATTTATACATTACTCTAATTTCTGATGTATCTGGTCTTACAGCAGAGAAAAGAACTTTTAAAGAAGTTGCGGAATTTGCCAAATTAATATCATTAGAAATGTAAACTGCCGCATGTGGATCAGAAATTTCTTTTTTGGTTTCAAGTGAAATTTCATTTGTTCCTGGCCATATTGTTATTGGTTTATTTACTCTATTTGATGTAAGAATCATATTGACTCTTTCTAAATCAAGAACAGGTGAAACGTTTTTATCTCCAGTGAATAAATCCACAACAAAAGTAAGAGATTTTTTGCCAGGGAAATCAGTTACACTAAGAACAGAATCTTCATTATCTTTACTTGCAATCATTCTCATAGAAGACAATGTATTGACATTGTTTATTTGAATTTGTTCAAATCCTTGATCTTCAAATGATGTTTCCGTTCCATCTATACTTGTTGCACTAATTGATCTAAGTCTAGATCCAACGCCTGTTCCTTTTGGAGTGAAAATATTTACATTTGGAGTAGCATATGAATAAACAATATTTTTTGAAGTGGTCACATATTCATCTAAAGAATAATTAAAATTACTTCCAGACTTACTTTCTCCAAAGAAAAGATTTGGTAATCCATTTGCATTGTTATTTCTGTTTAAACCATAATTTGTGTCGCTCATATCAATTTTGATATGATAAAAATCAACATCAATTGGATTTGGAATCGTTGCTAGTGGTGAAGACATATTATGAATTCTATTAATTCTTCTTAATGAGACATTATTAAATTCATATTTCATTACTAGATCATTGACAGAGTGCGATGTTGCTCCACCAATTCCAGTGCCTAAAACATTCGCATCAATACCTCTAGTAATACCTGTCAATGCATTAGTTGAAGTGTTAACTCCGGTGTAACTAATCAATTCATTTTGAATTCTAATATAACCTGGATTTGTTGAAGAAACTCCAACGTTTTCAAAATTACTGAAAATAGAAACTGAATCAACTTGAATATTAGAAGTTTCTGAAGAATTATAGGCAGCAGTGAGTTTTACTGGTTTTAAGTCACTCTTCATTCCATTTATTCTTACTACATTATTAGTTGCATACATTCCATGATTATAACTATTGACTTTAAAATGCAATCCATCATATGTTGTATCTTGATTCAGGTATGCAACAGTTGCTAAACCTATGTAACTTGTAATTCCTGTTGATGGAACATAAGTTAACCTCTTTCCAATTGCATTATCATAATTTCCTTGAACATTATCAAGTAAAAGTGTGTTAAAAGATCCTATAGATTGAACTGATAATCTTGCACCTCTTCCAAAACTTACTGATGTTGGAATACCAACAATGTCACCAACTCTATATCCATATCCACCACTTGTTACTGTTACAATTCCAGATGCAGCCAAATCTAATCCATCATTTGCAAAATATGCACTAATAGTAAGTCCTCTACCACTTCCAGTAATTGTTTCTAATTCAAGATTGTCATATCTAAATGTCGTATATCCAGATCCTACTGCATATGAGGTAAGTGCTGCTCCTGTTGCAGAAACAGATCCTGCGATTCCAATTAGATTGCCACTTATAGTTTTGTCAGTAATTCCAATACTAACCCCAGGAATAATACCCGAAACACTGGTTGATAAACCAATCACAAGTCTATTAGAATTTGCAGATATGTCAGTTGGATTGATTTTTTGTAATGTTGTGTATTCACCACCTTCAATTGGATTATAGAATGAATAAGATCCGGGATTTGTTGTAAATTCTGCTTTATACAGAATAAATTTTAAGTCTTCATAACCACTTGGTTCCCATGTAGATCCATTTTGTGACTTAAACAAGGATCCAAGTGTTGGTTGCTGTGATACAATTTTTTTAACTGATTCTGGTCTATTTCTTGTTGTAATATCCTCTTCACCCATTCTAGAAATCCAAACCTGATAATCAGTTGAATCTGAAAGTAAAACAACTGCATATTCCTTAAGATTTTCTAAGAAAACAGGAGCTTCAAAAGTTACTGTTGTTGCAACTGTCCCGTCAATTGATGTTGTTATTTGACTTGGGAGTAGTTCTACTTCAGAAAAAGGTAAAACAACTGTGCTTGGAACTCCACTTTGAATTGGTCTAAGTTGTATAATTACTGGTACATCAGTTGATGGTTTACTTGCAAAGAAAAGATCAATTTTAGTAGCAAATAGTCCATTTGGAGCGTCAACTATAAATGATTGTGCAAGTGGGTCATAATAAGTTTCTTGTATACTTGTTATATTTGTTGTGATACCAGTTGTTACATTGATATATTGGCTAGTTGAAGAAGAACTTGAACTTGAAGATGTTAATGTCCTTGTTTGTGTTTCAGTTTGTCTGCTAACTCTAGCGTTTCTAATTCCAAGTTCAGTATCTTGAGAAGTTTGAAGAAGTCCTTGCGAATAAAAAGATTCTTCAGCTGAAGTGTTTATTGATCCTGGAATTGGATTATTATTCTGAACATTGATGAGTTTAAACTTTTTAATTCCTGTCTCAAATGAAAGTGTATTTGACTGTGGGACAAAGAAAGAACCAATTATAGTACCAATATTATCCGTAATTAATCTTACTTTTGTAACTTGTGCTTTAGCACCACTTGTTTCTCCAACTAAAGTTGCTCCATTTTTGATTAATCCATAAAAATTTCCAAATGCAGCTTCTTCTAGAGATGCAGTATCAATATTTAAAATATTAGAAGCTGATGTATAAACACTTGGAATCGTTGTGTTTATATCATATGGATTAGTTGTATATGTAGTTGTTGGTGCATTGTATGGACCATACTTATGATTAGATTGAGCAACTCTGAAAGTAGCTGTTATTTGAGAGGTATTCGTTGGATCATAAGCATTTACAGTTTCTCCTACTAAGAAAACTCTATCGACCATTAAAATTTCAACTAATTTAGGATAGACATAAGAACTTACATCAACACTATCAAAGAATGGATATACTTGTGTGTTTGGTTTTAGTCTACGAGCAACAAATTCTATATTTCTTGCTCTCATGTATCTTATGAATTGATTATTAACAATTCTTGCACCCAACATTTGAGAATCAATTTGTTCAGTTACATTCCACCTAATTCCTTGTCTAGATTGATTAGCAGTGTTAGTGACACTTACATTTGATCCAACAGTTAACAAGTCACCTGTTGTTGTGGCGGTTGTTCTTCCTTGAGTTGTTCTAGATCTTAATTGTCTTCCAGATTGGGTCCATTCAAAGTTTTGTGTTCTTATAAAATCTTCAGTCTTGCTACTAATAACTTGATCATCTTTAACATCAAGACTAAGACTTGTAGAGACATCTGTTCCAATCCAATCAGTTTGCCAAGCACCCCAATCAATAGGACTAAATCCTGTATTTTGGTCAACATTTAATTGTTGAATGGTGGATCTATAACTACCTTCTATAGTTACTCTATTTGGGTCAATTCTATTAGTATTGACCCAAGTATCAGAGGATGGATTTAACTCAATAGTTCCACTATATGAAGTAACTAAGAAAGGAGTGACATTTTCTATCCTAGTTGCAAACTCATTTTTGGCAAATACTTTGTCTGTATAACTTAAAGTTACAATCTTTTTATTTTTCTTGATATTTTCATCTTGAGCATTTTCTTCATACCTATAATCTACTTTTGTATTTTCTGTTACGCCAATGCCTATCGCAACAGATTGTCCAATTAAATCAATTGCAGTTGTGTAATGAGATGGTCTTAAATATCCTTTTCCAGCATCAATACTAGATTTAAAAATTGGATTTGATACGTCATGTGCAGCATGTGATTTAAAATTATCAACAAAAAATCCACACTTAAATCTATCTAATCCATTAGTCTTTATGGAAAGTGAATCTGTAGCAACTTCTAAAAGTGAAAGTTGTGTGTAGTATTCTAAATTAGCAATTCTGCTTTCAAGCCTAGAGATATCTTGCATTCTATATCTCTTATGTGATGCATAAGTTAATTTTGCATCATTAACATTAAAAAGATATGCTGGTAGAACAATTGTAGCAACTTCCAACATTCCATCTGGATCTTTTGGTGCAGATGGTCTATCGGAGGCAACTCCTTTCTGTAGTTGGAAGTTACCTTCTTTACTTAAAAATAATTTATCTATCCTTGGCAGATAGTATTCAAAACTAGTAATAAAAGTTTGGTTTGGTGCCAATTGATAAGAAGAAGATTGCCCTATTGCTGAAAAGTTTCTTGCAGAAAATTCAAATGGTGATAATGATGATGAAGTATTATATGCACTAACTCTAGGTCTTATATCAATCAAATCCGATAATCTAGTCCCATTTAAGGTAGAAATTTTAGAATACTCTTCAATTGGATAACTATCAACAGTGTATACATCTCCACTATCAGAGGAATCTATTTCATAATTTTGGAAAACAATTTTTATTTTTTTACTTGGATTAAATGTTGCACTTTTTTTAATAATTCTACCATAGTCGTAATAATTTGATCTTTGCCCATTATCTAAAACATAATATGAAAAAATATTTTTATCTCCACTTGTTACCAAACTACAAATTCCGGTTATTTTTGAATCTTCAAAAGAAACAGTCTCCCCAGGCGCAAAAGTTGATGTATTTAAATATACTATTTCTACTGATAAAGTAGATTTTGAAACTACAATAGCAACTGCATTGCTACTAGACCCTATTACTTTTTCTCCGATTAAAACATCATTTGCAGAATTATTTGGTCCAGTTAATGAAGCTGCTACAAAAGATAAAACTGGTAGATCGGGATCAGTAGTATCTGAAGATTCAAAAATTCCAAGAATTCTTACAACATCTGGTACATTTAAAGAAATCTCACTATCTTGTATCCTAGTTCCATAAACAGTGCTATAAGTTAATCCATCATTTAATGTTGTAACACCAGTTCCCGAAGCACTATTAATAGAACGATTTACTACTAAAGTATTTGCTTTATTCAGTTTTTTAATTTTTTCTTTTACTTTACTTTTCTTTAAAGAAACTATCAAAGTGACGTTAGATCCACTTGCTACACTTAAATTCCTAATTTCTAAATTTTTAAATCCATTAGTAAAAATAAATTTATCGGAAGTCAATGGTTCTACTTTTCCATCTGAGTAGCATAAAGAGTATCCTTCTACCGAGAATGGTTGATAGATAAAATCAGTATCTAATGAAGGTGCTGTAATTACGTTTGCACTAAATGTGGCAATATTATATTGTCTTTTTAAGACCACATCAGTATTTTCTGTATCAATTGTTTTTACATTAAGTTTTGATAATTTTGTTGTAAAAGAAGGATCAGAAACATTTTGAATTTTTGAGGCACGAATGGCCAAATCTGAAGTGGTTATTGTAGATGTTGTCGTCTGTCCATCACAAATTCCAGGAACCGATGTTACGCTAGATAATCCAAGAGTTCTTCCACTTGCAGAAATAGAAGAAATAGTATTATAAGTTATTGTAGAAAATCCTGGTCTTGTATAACTAATGATATTTCCTACTGTTGCGACTCCAATAAAATTCGTAGTTGTCGAAGTTACAGTACAAATACCCGTATCGGGATCACTAGCACTGATAGTAAAAGATGGAATTGTTACGTTTGTTGCCGCATTTAATATATTCAGAGTTGGCGGAACTTCTAAGTCTAAAAGAACATCTGAATTAAATCCAGCATCACTAGTTGCAGTTGATCTATACGAATAGATGGAATTGACATCAGAAAGTTTATAATCTCTAGTTGTTCTTATAAAATGTCCATATGTTCCAATACCACTTACATTAATCCCTTCATCTTTGGCAAATTTTCCAACTACATTGTATAATGTAACATTAGTTGAATTGGAAACCGCATTTTTTACATATCCTCTTGCACCACTTGTTCTACCCTCTATCAGAGATGATGCATCTAAGGATATATTTGTACTCAGTCCTACCGTTGTATATGTTTGAACATCATACAATCTTAATTGATAAGTAGTTGTTATTCCAGTAGAAGTAACTAAATTAAAGTCATATGCTCTAGCAACTCCTATTTCACTTCCAGATGGGGATGTTTTAGTTGATCCAATTCTTGAACTTCTTAAACTCAAAATAGATGTTGTTGCTATTCCAACTGAAGGTTGCCCCAAAACATTATTTACAAAAATTGATGGACCGGCATTAAAACTAATACCCTCTCTTTCTACTCTTGCAGTTTCTCTTGGTTTTTCAATATCAATGAAAGATTGATTGTCTTTAGTTACTTCAAATCCTCTAATATAAGCTTTTCCTGGAGAAACTTTATATGTGAACAGATCATCTGATGGAACATTTCCATTTTTTGTCAGTTGATTTTCAAAATATAATCCCTCATTAGAAATTCTATCATTGAGGGTATTTTTTAAAATTACTGAAAATGGAGTGATGTAATAATCACCGGATTCATCATATGTTCTTCTTGCTAACTCCTCTGCAATAATATTGTACTGTGTTTTATCTACTATTTTTTCTAAAGTTCCAGAATTTAATCTTAGTAGTTCAATAAAATTCTCATCTTCAAAATTATCAATTTGTTTTTTTGATAAAGTTGTTGAAATTTTTAATCTATCTGCGCCTGGGGCAGTGTAATTAGAAAATCCCCTAGAATTGTCATATAAACTTTCATCTTGAGATGCGGTTACAATCTCTTCATTTATAAACAATCCTACTCTATAAGTGGGAGTATTTGAAAATCTGTCTAAAACTAATGTTTGTGAGGCAACTCTTACAAAGTACCCTCTAATAAAATACACACCTTCAGAAATGAATGCCGCTGATCCAATATTAGTTGAATTTGAATTTATTACTTTTCCAAATTCTTCTCCAGAGGCAATAATATTAGATAATCCAAAAGTTATATCACTTAGAGTTATTAAATTTTCACCGTCTTTAAATATATTATCTACAAAATTTGTTCCAGAGTTTTCGTAATTGATGTATAGAATTACATTATTTGTATCTGAATTTACTTCAATATTTGTTACTGTTGCAATTACACCACTTACAGAACCTTTAATTTGTTTTCCGACTAATTTATCTTGATATAAACTTAAAGGTAATCCTAAAAATTCTTGTTCTATTTGAACACTTCTATAATTTAAACTATATGTTATAGATCCTGGAATTACTCTTGCCCCTTCTTTAAAGAAGTGATTTCCAAATTTTTCAATTTGATTTTGTAATATTGATTGTAATGTTGTTAATTCTCTGGCCTGGACAGAATATCCTGGTTTAAAAAGAACTTTATGAAAGTCTTTATTTGAATCGAAATCATCAAAATATGGCGTTCTGTTTAAATTAGTTTCCTGTGGCATGGGAATTAGAATTGCAGTATAACTTTAATGTCTTCCTTTTGATTGGAAGTTCTGAGCACGGAGGGCCTATTATCAACATAAAGTATGTCCCCAGAGTATTTTTCAACTTCGGGTGATGCTATACCCTTAATAAATGTTTGTCCAAGATAATAAGTAATGTTATTTATCTGTGTTGATACACCTGGATTATTACTAGTTCCAAATGTAGTCTGTATTGCCAAATTACTGGATCCGCCTAAAATAGTTAAAGATCCATTTGTATCTGGAGTTGAGGTAAAGTCAAACACTTCATATCCATACCTTGGTGGGATTGGATTGTTATAAGCATCTCTTTGAGTTGAAATAGAAACGGTTTTTTCCTGCCAATATTTTAAAACTCCGGTCCTATTATCCCAAGATGCTACCTTTCCAACTGCAGTTGAACCTAGTCCAACAGTTTGAGTTATTTCTGTATCTAAAGTGTAAGTCGTTGATGTTGTTAGTCCATTCAGTTTTAATGCATATAATGCACTTGCTTTTTGTTTTGTTAAAACTGTTGAAGAATTGTAAAATGTTGGATTTTTGATTATTCCGACTCTTGCAAATTGATTTCCCGTAATAAAATCTGGATCAACACTATCATTTTCAAATCTAGAATAAATTAAAACTTTCGTTGCTCCAAGTTCTTTATAGATGTCATATCCATGACCACCTGGAGGTGGAATAATTATATTAAATTCTGCATCTTTATCAGTAGATCCATTTGATATACCTGCTGCTGTTAAATCTACAGTTGCATATGTATATCCAGATCCACCATTTGTAATTGAAATGGAGGAGACTTTTTGATCAGCACCAACTACTACAGAACAAAATGCTCCACTGCCATTCCCTTTTATGGGAACATTATTATATGTGTTTGGTGTATATCCCTGCCCACGATTTGTGATTAAAACTGTTTTTAGTTGTTTGCTGACAGTTGTATTATCTCTAACTGAAGCTACACTAGTATTTGTTGACCAGTCTCTAGGGACTGGCATATAATTTGTAGAATCAAACTTAATCAATTCTGATGGTTTGATAGTAAAAAGATATTTCCAAATATATCCATCACCACTCACTCCAGCAGATCTTGGTTCAAGATCAACAAATAACGGTTCATCAATGGATGGTTTTCCAGATGTATTCTCTGGGTCCGTTCCATTATTAATACAAATATAAACTCTATAATCAGTATTTACTACATAATAATTTGCATCATATAAATTAGTTGCTCCACTGTTTGGCGCTGGATTGTTTGCAGAATAATCATGACGATACATGTCATAGGTTGTTCCAGATGTCCAAGTGATTTTTCTAATAACTTTAGATATATCCGATGAATTTAATTTTTTCATCGCAATCATTGTATCCCAAAATTCATTATA